ACAGCTCGTCCTGCACGAGCGACCTGTTCAACGATATCAACGACACCACTCCCAGTGGCCACTGCACGCTGGAGGTGAGCCGCCCAATCTGTCTCTGAGGCAGGCTTGTGGAAAGTATTCGCGGCATATGCCGGGTTCGAAGGATCGAACCGCACACGCCACTCACAACACACAAGAACTTGCAGATCGACAGCGTCGGGGTTGTAAAGGAAAATGGGATTGAAGCCCTCCTGATGAATGGAGAGAGAAGAGTCCAAAGTAAAATTAGCATCCGCCAACTTCTGAAGAGATGTGAACTTAGCAAGCTCACTCATATTGTTGGGAACCGCATCGACTTGGACCCCTCGCAACGCCAACTTGCCAGCGGAACACATGCGAGGGTTAGAAAAGGAAACTAAACTATCGGCTAAATCTTTCCATGAGGAATTATTATCGCCTTCAGCCAAGTGGACCTTGTTCTTACACCGCCCGACAAATACCATCCCGGTGGAAGTCTGAAGAGCTTCAGGGTTCAAAATCTGAATTGAAAATGCAGCAGGAGTAATAGAAGCAGCACTCCAAGAGGAAGTGTTCATCGCCCCAAAGCCATAATGTCTGGTGCCATTCGCGTGATGTCGCAAACTCTCCAAAGCAGTGTTGGTGCCAATTGCATAAGCACTCGTCCACTGTCCCGCGTCATAAGCAACGTCGATAGAAGGGCCAAACAAACAAAGCCTTCTCTGGTCGTCAGTCTCAGGTTTCCAGATAGCAGTCGTCCTAATGACCGTGTATGGTGCAACAGCACGAGGTAGAGCCAAATGTTGAGGCGCGAACGCATCAAAACACTTGGAACTCAGCCCCATGCGCTGAAACCCACGACCACCATTGCGTCGCCGCCGCGGAGGCGGCCTCGGCCTGCGCCGCTGCCCACCTCCAAACGGTGTTGACGTGACTGCCCCAGCACCCTGCTTGATGCCCACAGTAAGGGTCGAATCCGGCGGAAGCGCAGGGCCAAAGACTGGTCTCGAGCCGCGACGCCTCCCCATCTTGGGACTGCTGAAGAGAGAGGAGAAAGAAACAACAAGTCGTCTCTAAAGTCGCACGAATGCGATATGCTATTTTTAAACGGACACACCGTCAATAATTGCCAAGCTTTCATGGCTGCACTAGGGCGGTCGCCAACCCGCCGTAACAAAAATTACTGCTGCTAGATAGCCCACAACAAGTCCTTGTTGCAAGCCCCACTCCCCTGGGCAAACTTACCAACATGCTCCTTGAACTTTGCAAGGGCATCAGGGGTGTTCCTAATAACTGAAAGCATCGCGTCGACACGCAAACCGAAGTCAGTGCTACTACAATTAGCCAACAAATTCCAAGCAAGCTTGACGGGACGGTCGTAAGACGCAGTGCCAGTACTCCTGTCAACATGATGCGAGGTAAACGGAACAATGTCAGAACGCTGTAAAACAACGTCTCTGCTCTTAGTCCCGAACTTCGCAGCAGCAACAGGGTCAAAGCCCTTGTCAGCAACCATGTCGTCACCGTTGCTGACAACCTTTGTAGCGCCACAGACCTTAGCCTGCGAATGGCGCGTGAAAGTATTGTCAGCGGTGGTGGAACTCTGGCCGGAAGTATTCACACCTTCCTTGTTGCAGCGCCACACGTCTCCCTTACACTCACACAAATGCTTATAATTCAAATGAGCAAGCGTCATGATAAGTCCCTGAACAACAGGGTCTTTACACGAAAGACAGCGCCGCCGCGCATGGTTAAGATGCGCCTCCTTGTGCATGGTGAAATCCCACATGGAAGCGTCGCACGTTAACAACTCATCCTCGCCCTCAAACATGGAGTCGAAGGCCGCACAGAGGTGCTGTATACCCTCATCGTGATGTCCCAT